CGGCAGTTAAACTTTGCCCCGAAGATTCTAATGAAATGTTAGATAAAGTTTCTATCCAAGCAATCCCTTGCTGGGAGGTTATCGTTGATAGGGATGCTCCCTCACAAGAAGAAAGTAGGTTTATCGGGCATAACTATTTTATGACTTTGGTAGAAGCCAAGCAAAAGTTTGGTGCTAAAAACTTTACACCTATTCCAAAACAAGATTACTTTGACGAATACACAAGTCGTTCCAATGCTTACACAGGAGAGGCTTACAACGATCTTCCAGATGATTATCTTTATGTTGAGATTGTAGAGATTTATGATATGCTTTATGATGAGGTTTATTATTGGTCGCCTAACTATTCAGAAGGTTCTAAACTATTAGAACGCGCTCCCATTCCTATCAGGACTTACAACGACAATGGCTTACCTAACATTTCTTTGCTTTATTACAGCCGCGTCCCTTCTAAACCAATGGAAGGTCTTTCGGCTCTTGCCCGCGTCTACGACCAGATTTATGAAAAAAACATTTTGCGGACTTATTGGGCTAATGCTGTTAGGCGTGATAGTCGCCAGTATCTTTACAAGGAAGGTGCTTTCGATGAAGAGCAACTTGCTAAGATAACTGCTGGTGTTGATGGTGCTATGATAGGTGTAGACACAGACACTTTAACTGGTCTTATTCAGCCTGTTGGTGTAGAACCTATTTCTTCTAACTTTGATCGTTATTTGGCTTACATCGAACAAGACATTAATCGTGGATCTATCTTGGCTCCTTTCAGTAGAGGAGAAGCAACAAAAGCAACTGCTACCGAGATCACAGCCCTCGCTCAGTATTCTGCGTCAGAAATCGGTAAAATGGCAAGAGAGAAAGATCAAACATTAGAATCTGTTACTAACATTTACATTCGTTTGCTTGATCTACTTGCTGATGAAGGTGAGACTGCTGTTCTTGATGTAGAAGGCGAAGCCCGTGTTATTACACCAAAAGACTTGGAAGGCAAGTTTAGAATAAATGCTTTGGATCAGGGAAGCACACCTTTATCAGATGCTCTCAGAAAACAAAATCTTATTTCTCTTATTCCAACATTACAAGGCTTAGGCGTTCAGAGCCGTTCTATCTTAGAAGAAATAGTTCGGGCTTATGAACTACCAAAAGACTTTTTAGAGCCGCCAGAACCGCTCCCAGAGGCTCCTACGCCCTCCTCTGCCCCTGCTCCCTCTGCTGCTGATGTAGAAAACATAGAAGGTGGTGTTGGAGAACAAGTAACTGATGCTGAAATCTTAGCACAAGCACTACAACCACAGAGGTAATCTAATGTCGCTTTACAGAAACATAAACAAAAGAAAGAAAGCAGGAACCAGTAGATCTAAGAAAAATAGCACTATTGATCCAAAGACTTACGATAAAATGAAAAATAAAAAAGGTAAGTTTGCTCCAAAGAAAAAGAAAGGAAAGAAAAAGTAATGCCGCTTTACGAATGGAAATGTATGAGAGATGGTTATTTAGAAGAGATCTTAATGTCTTATGATAGGTCAAAAACTTGTGAGGTTATTTGTCCTTCTTGTGGTGATGCTATGATAAAGATTGTTTCAGCACACGCAAAGATGCCTACTGCTTGGAACGCAGGTTGGACTGATGGAATGTCTCACACACAATATTCACAAGCACTTGGAAGAAAAGTTGCTAATAAAAGAGAAGAAGAAAGAATAATGAACGAACGAGGCTTTGTTGCTGAATCTGAACTTGGTGAAGGTTGGATCGAAAAGAAACAAGCAGAGGTTCGGGAAAGAAAAGCAAAGCAAGATGAAAAGCACAAGATCTATCAAGATACTTTGGCTGAAACTGGTGATGCTGTTAAAGCAGTAGAAAGAGCGTTTCCAACACACGAATGTCTGGATGGAACACTTGATAAACTTTACGATGAAAAGATTACCATTTAATAAAGGAGATTAAAAATGGCAAAAGAAGCAATCGTTATTGGGATAGGTGCCCGTCCAGAGGACGCTGACTATTCACAAGAACTTGGAATGGCGGAAGAAGCAGACGCAGAAATGTATGAGGCTATGGCTCCTCGCGGAGACTTTACCTCCCGTGGTCTTGATCCACTTGTAAAAGCAACAAATAAACTTTTACCTGCTTTCGATCAAACACCTGATTATCCTATGGTTGAGGACACAAATGTTCTTCCAACCGACTTTGTTCGTGTCTTGGCTATGTTCCAAGCAGCAGTAGAAGATGCTATTGCTAATGATGTTGTCCGTGAAGAAATGAGGATTGATCTTGATAATGTTCGTGACGACACAGCACTTATGACTATTGCTGGTAAGTTGGATATGTTATCACAGGACAGAGCATTTAAGTCCTTCCTAAAAGAACCTATGGAAGAAACTGAACTGGAAGAAGGAATGGAAGAAATGGGCGAGGAAGAAATGATGCCCGAAATGTCTATGGAAGAAGAAGACGATTTCCTAATGGGAAGAATGTAAATGCCTATCAGAAAAGTAAAAGGTGGCTACAAAATAAAAAACACAAAAGGTAAATCAAAAACTAAAAAAGCCGCAGTCAAAAGACTACGGGCAATAAAAGCAAACCAATCGAAAAATAAATAAGGAGATTCGATAATGGAAACTGATAACACTATCAGCACCTCCGTTAGTGAAACTGACGAGACTGCTGTTGCAACACCTCACGAAGAAGAAGAAACTTTTGAGAACTACACATTAGACGATCTAATGTCTATGAACGAAGAGCAAAATAGTTTATTTACTGATGATGCAAAATACAAAGGAATGAAGCCTTTATCTTCTTGGATCAATAATGTTCCCGAAGATGTTAGAAAACATTTAGCAAACATTCGTGCTGACTACACACGCAAGACACAAGAACTTGCTGCTATGCGAAGAGAGGTAGAAGCAGCACAAAACCAAATGCGACTACAAAATGAAAACTTTGTAAATGGTGCTTTGGCTCAGAAAGTTGCTAATGTAGACACTACTGCTGAATATGATCTGTTTGATCCAGAAGGGATGAAAGCAGAAATCCAACGACAGGCTTCTCTTATGCTTGCTGAAATGCTAAAGCCAGCACAAGAGGAAATCCAGATCCAGCAAAGAAAAGTTCAGTTAGAACAGTTTAAACTTGAGAATCCAGAAATGACTGATCCAGAATACAGAAAGCCTATGATCGAACTGCTGAAAAGCAGACCAGAACTATCTATGGAAGATGCTTTCTACATTATCAAGGCTAAGGTTGGTTCTTCTAAACTACAACAGGAACGCGACGAGATTGCTGCTCGTAAGCAGAGACAGAGAGAAACTGTGATGAAATCCTCATCAGGCTCTCGTTCTGCTCCGTCAGGTGTTCCTAAGTTTAATAATGCAATAGAAGCCTACCGCTACCACAAGGCGCAGCAGGCTAAGAAATAACAAGTTGCCCCCCGAAAGGGGGGCTTTTTTATTCTGGGACTACATTTCGTCCCCAGTTTAGCATAAGGAGAGGATCGGAACTTGGATGGATCATTTCTTTCCAGTTCATTTTGCTGATCTTTTTTAGTTTCCAATCGTTATTGTAAAAATAAACATCTCTGCCTTCCTGATAAAGATAGAACACAGACACCAAACCACCTCTAAATGGCTTCTCATAGAGCATCAGTCCTCCTTGTTGTCGTGGTGGGGGCTTGGAGACTGCCCCCTCTCTCATAGATAATATAGCCCGTCAGGCTGGCTCCGTCAAGCATTTTTTTTTATCGTCGTGCCTGTCGGGCTTAGAAATAAAAAAAGTGTAGTCTGGGGGGCGGAGAAAATCAAAATCCCCCCAGACCACACAATAGTTTTTTTTAGAGCGTAGAAACTATTTTAAATAATGACGAACAGTGGTTATTAAAGATCCACTGGTTAATGTTGATTTCACGGTTATTACCTTCGAAATCAACAAAGTTTATTTCCAGATCGTCAAGTTCCCACTTGTAGGGATCGACATTATCGCTCAAACAAACAAGCATCTGGTCTTCGTGAAAATCTTTTACAAGTTCTCCACGCTTGGGAAACCTTACAGAATCGCTCATTTCGATTACTGCTGTGTTGTAGCCAAACCAAAAACTATTCCATAGTTCCTCATCGTAGCGACCACTGTTGCGCCACAGCCAATCGTAGTCTGCTTTACGAAGCCGACCTTCCGTCCAGTGTAGGCAAGCCCTTTGGACGGCACACAGTTCTTCGTAGGATTTGATGCAGTTCCAAGCACCAGAAGACATTTTTGGGATCTGACTGTGGCGAACTGCCTGCTGCTCTGCGAGCGTCCGACCTTCGTTCCACGCTTTTCGTTTTAGGCTTTCCCAAAAAATCTCATTCTCTTGCTTATTTGGAAACTTTCGCCAAGTAAGCATTTTTTTGACGCAGCCTTTTGCTACGCCACTACAAAAATAATAACCAGACATTATTACTACCTCCTGTAATGTCAAAGATTACCGACCAGTTGATCGGTTCGTAGGACGGCGAAGGTGGGAGCCTTCGTTCGACCTATTACTAATGTAGCACAGATAAATAGTCCCGTCAAGAAAAAACACCAAAAAAAAGATCAAAAAAAAGATCAAAAAAAACTTGACTTTTCTTTCCGAGCGTGCTATTTATTAGTAGAGCGTTGGTAATGGCTCCCACCATCCAACGCACAAGCCGACATTTGGTCGGTGGCTATTTGACATCACAGGAGGTTTATCAAATGCCTATTGCTATTACAAGTTCCTTTCGGGACAACCTTACTTGGCGTAAGTTCCCGAACAAGGAGGAGAACGATAAGTTCTACGACCGACACTTGGCTAACTGCCGAAGACACGGAATAGAATCAGGACACCACGATGCTGGTCTTCGCTGGCGCACGCATAGAACAAATGCTACTATGCAAGCCCAAGAAGATCTGGCTGAGATTTTCCAGAACCAGACCTACACCTACGGTCAGTGTAACGCCGCGAGAAACACTATTCTCAGTTGGGCTTTTATCAATCGGCTGAAAGTAGCGGATCAAAAATGGATTCGTGCTTGCGGTGGTAAGTTCCCAGAAGATCTCTGGGATGCTTATTGGGATGGTTACAAGGAGGCTACAATGCGGGAAATAAGCGATCCAACGCCTATCCCCGCAGCAGGACAACTTTGGAAAGCCCATTATGCAGGAGGTTCGAAACTTATCGTCTATGTCGGAGAGGGGAAAGCAGATTTCCAGTTCTTCATTACTGGTAAGAACGAGATTATCAGCATTCTCCACCAAGACTGGTTTGCCCGTTATCGAGGTGATGGCTTCTCGCTGATTTGAGATAAGGGAAGGTCGCTCGCCCAAAAGGAGCGACACACTTTTTTCTTGACTACCGATCACAAATCGGTTATGATTACTAACAAGGGGGATAATAAATGTTAGAACAAGGATCACTTTGGAAAGGCGACGGAACGCTCCTCGCCATTGTTATTGAGGCTGATAAAGATCACATCACGGTCTATGAGACAGGAAAAGCGGACTGTGGGCTTGGTGGGATCTATGAAGGACAAGGCATTTTCACTTATGGCTTCCTGTCGTTTATGGATGTTTATCGTCCAGCAGCATAAATAAAACACTTGACTTGCCCTCCTATTATTAAGGAGGGCTTTTTTTATGCCTAAGAAACAAGCGACAGCCTGCAACAAACCTCGCAGGATTAGAAAAGGCGAGGCTGGTTATGGGCGCAAGAAAAAAGTTGTAACAGCATGTCAAGACGGTAAAAAGAAAACTATTCGTTATGGCGATGCTAAAATGAGGATCAAGAAATCTTCACCAGCCCGTCGTAAGTCTTTCAGAGCAAGACACGGCTGCGATAAGAAATCTACCAGAGCAAACAAACTAACTGCAAAATACTGGTCTTGTAAGGCTTGGTGAAACTTTTTACTTGACGAAAACTTTTATTATTAGAAGGGGCAGGTTTTCCCTCCCTCACAGATTTGATCCAAAGCGACACCTTATTTGTGGAAATGGCGGAACAAACAAAAACAGATTCTTTACAGAACACCTGATAAACTTTATTCCAAAACCATTTATCATAAAATAAGGAGATAATAAAATGGCTATTAGTAATGATCTATTGTCTTCCACACTATATTCCATCCGTGATAGTGAGGTTGATAACCTTTACAAGAAAGTTGCGTTTCTTGATGGTGTCCGTCGTGCTGGCGGTGTTGAGACTGAAAGCGGTGGTATCAAGATCCAGCGTCCTCTCTCGATTGCCGAGCATTCTACCATTACACAGTTGGCTACTGGCTATGAGCCTGTTTCCCTCGCTGTTAATGATGTTCTTCGTCCAGCGGTTTACGAATGGGCTGACTTTACCGCTCCAATCGTTATTACACGCAAAGAGGAAATGGAGAACAGCGGTGAATACGCAATCGTTCGGATCTTAGAATCCCGAATGAAGAGCGTTATGGGAATGCTTCGTCGCGAACTAAACAAGCAGATCCTTCGTGGTGATTCTACCGTTCTTTCCGCAGTCAACACACTAAACGGTGACGATGGTGTCGGTGGTATCGGTTCTGCTACTGGCTTCTTGGAGCCTATCCTTCCTGCTCCTCTACCTTCCGCTCAGAACAGCGTTGTTGGTGGGATCAGCAAGTCTACTTTTCAGGTTTCTGGTTGGCTAAACCAGTTCGTTAATGCTGGCGGAACGCTCGCTATGACTGACCTCTACAACCTCTACATTGCCGCTAACAGCGTTGCTCCCTCTGGTGATGTTTCACACCTCATTATGAGCGACAGTGCTTTCAGCCAGTATCGTAACCTTCTGTTCGCTCAGGAGCGTTTCGTTCAGACTGATAAACTTGACGGTGGTAGAATGGCTCTTGCCTTTAACGGTGCTGTTGCCGAGCAAGATCCAGAGATGGGCTTTGCTTCCTCTCTCGGTGTCGGTCAGAACATCGACGCTTATATGCTAAACTACGACGGCATCAAACTTGTCTTCCATAGTGAAGGTGATTTTGCTGTTAGTCCTTTCGAACACATCAGCGGAACTACCGCTCGCGCCGCTCAACTTTATGTTAAGGTGCAGTTGGTTGCCGATCACCTCGGCGGTCAAGGTGTTCTTGGAAACGCTTGATAGTAAAACATTAAACTAAAAAGGAGATAAATAATGGCTACATCAACACTAATCCAGTATTTAGAGCAGTCTGGGACTGATGCTATTTCTGGTGCCGCTGTTTCCGTTGGAACTGCGGTTATGGATAGACGACAGGTGGAAACCTTCCTCGCTGCTGGTGCTATTACTGCGGGACAGTTTGTTTCGCTTGATGCATCACAGGCAGATGACGCTAACAAGGCTCTCTTTGTAAAGCCTGCTGATTCTGCCGACACTACCGCTTCTTGCTGCGTCGGCGTTGCTCTTGCTGCTGCTAATGCTGGTGAGAAGGTTGAGGTGTGTATTCGTGGCGTTTGCGAGGCTAACACTGCTGCTGTCGCTCAGGGCGATGTTCTAACACACAGCGCGACTGCTGGTGAGGCTGCGACTATTGCTGCCGCTACTGATCCACAGGTCGCTGTTGCTCTCGACGCGACTGGTGCGCCTGCTACCATTACTGTTTATGTTCGCGGTGCTTTCTAATAAATAGAAAAATCCAAACATAACACTTTACGCCCCTCTCCTAAAACTTGTGTTTGGGGGAGGGGCTTTTGTGCTTGACTTTTACTATCTATTACAGAGGATAAAACTATGGCGAACTTACAATCCCTACGGAACAAAGTAAAGAACATTACTGACTATTCCCCAGAACTACAACAATACAACGATCAAGTTGACGAACTTATCAACGACGCTTACTATTACATTTGGATGATGAAGCGTTGGAACTTTGCTACGAAAGAATATTACTTTAAGTTTATTCCCGACATTCTTCCTACCAGAGATGTTGTTGCTCCCACAACAATAAATCCTGCAACAGTAACAAAAGGTTCTCGGCAGGTAACTTTCTCATTTCCGATGGATAGATTGCTAAGACCTGACTTTGAGGGACAGCCAATAGAAATCCAGAACTATGAATACACTATTTCTAAGATCGTGAACCAAGCAAACATTTTGCTTGATAAGCCTTTTCACGGAACTACTGAACCTCTTGATACAACTTGGAAGATTAAAAAGCGTTATTATGATCTACCACAAGACAGCATAGAACTTTTAACTTTGGCTCACAGAGATGTTCCAAATATGACTAACGGTGCTGGTGCTTATCCTCCCTACGGAAAACTTAT